ACAACAACTTGATTAGGACTGCTCATGCTGTGTAACCTTCACTTATAAATAGTGTACCTTCTAAATAATATTCTTTGTTACCCGATCCATCTGTTAGTAATACATCATATTTTAAAATTTCTGGAGTAAAGTTTGCAGTATCAGTGTCAGACAAAGAAATATCAACTATACCTCCTGTTCTATTTGTATAAGTAACTGTAAAATCAGCATATTTTGTGGTGCGTGGATCGTCATAAACTTGTGCTGAAACTGTAAAACCTGTAAGGTTTATTGCAGATCCAGTAGAATCTTTAAAAGTTAAACGTAGAGGAAAATCTGCTCTGCGCTGAACAGTAAAATTCTTTTTTCCAGGGATAACAGCCATTAGCTATATGGAGATGTACCAAGTATATCAGTTTTCCATTGTGCTTTTAATGCTGCTGCATCTGAAGCTGCTGCTATCCCAGAATCAGCAGGGGCATCCCTAAGTGCTTGTTTTTTAGCAACAATGTCTGTTGTTGACGCACCAGTTTCTAGTGCTTTTTGGAATTCAATATCAAGTTCTGCAAGTTTGGGTGTTCTTGCAGTACGAATGTTCGTTTTATGAATTTCTCTCGCCTTTGCCATATCTATACCAAATCCCATAATCTACTCCGTATAAGTCCAAGCGTTTCTAAAACTCCTGTCAGTAGGAATTTCAGATTTATCTACAGTATAGACTGTCTTACCACTAGGGCAATCTTTACTTTTTATTTGATCTAAGTTCAAATCTGTATTATCTGCTGGACAAACAATACTAATAGATCCATCATCATTAGTGTAGATAAATCTATAGTCGGAATTAGGCATGAGTTTTTTCTTTTAGTATATATTACCTTTTATCAATCGCCAAAAAATGCACAATATACGCTTGTAAAATCTGCATCTGATCCATCATTACTATCACTAGACCCATACCTTGAGTTAATTCTACACGCTGCAGTTGTTGTTCCTGTTGTTTCATGAACGAAAACCGAAACTGGGCCTCTATTTTCATTAATTGGCCCTGAGCCTGATACGTGGGGAGAGTTGCCAGCAATATTTCTCACATTACCTACAAAAACATAGTTTGCATTAGACATAGCTGATGAAAAATTAATTGTATAATCACCAACACCATTATCTACTACTGAACTTACATTGAAACTATCATTTACACCTGTCATATCAGTCGCTGATGTAACAGTTGTACCATTAAAATTTACCCATGCTTTTGCTCTACCCTGTGCAATCTCCTCTGGTGTTGAACTGTGAGCAGCAGAGGTGTTTTGTATTGTACCGACTTTAAGTGTTGACATAATTAAAAGTAAAATGCACAACAAACAGGATCGGAGTCTGCTCTTAGTACACTATTGCTATCATGAAACGTACCAAAATCACAATTACCAGTATTTCGATTGCCAAAATATAGACTTGTATGACAATGGCCAGTACCTGCATGAACAGGAGCATTATCAGCAATTACTACGCAATAACTAGAACTAGCAAAGGCTGTTGAAAAATTAACTACAAAACGACCAGTGCCATTATCACTTACGCTTGATACACCGAATGATCTTAAAACTTCGTCTGTGGTGTGCCTGTATATTACCCATACTTTAGCAAGCTGTCCTATTTCAGTTCCACTCGTATTCTGAAATACTGGTGCTGCAGATGAAATGCTTTTAATTGTACCGACTGCTAATGTGCTCATAATTTATGCGTGTAATCTAAAGGCAACAAAATGGGTTGATTCCGAACTATCACCAAAGAAAACTTCAGTAGCACTAGAATTTGTATTAATATTACCTCTAAATTCAACATAATCGCTAGTTCCATTCATTAGAGTTATAGTTTCACAATGATGTGATGTTGCTAAATCTGGTGAGGAGTTTTGCGGGTTAGCTTTAAATCTTGCAATAATATCAGTACCGTTTTTTAAAATTTCAACTGTGCTGTCATTTACGTTTGCAGATGAGTTTCCTTCAGTAATACCACCGTGCATTGTTACTGCAAAATAATAGTACCCCTGCTTATCAGGAGTGAATCTATAAGTACTGGTGTTATAGCAACTGTTCGTATCAATACTTACTTGGTCAAATTGTATTGTTGTTGTAGAGTTATCTCCTACACCTTGATTAGAGCTTAAATGTACCCGTGCTAACGGCCTGTTAAAAATACCACCTGTTATGTCACCAGCACCAGTAAGTCCTAAAGCCATCTTTATCTAAATGATATTTTTATTATATATTATCTTAAACTATTGACCATGTTTCACCAGTTCCAACTGCAACTGTGACTCCGCTTTGAATAGTTATTGGACCAAAACTTCCTGCGTTCTTACCATTTGAAATTGTGTAATTTTGTGTAACAGTTTGATCGTTCTCCCAAAATATTTCATCATTACCACCACCCTCTGCTCCACCACCTGCTGTACCCCAACCTAATGCACCACTTTCGTCAATGGCAATTAAAGCTAATCCAGAACCAGCACTAACAGTAGATTCTGAAGTGGGCGTGGTAGAGGGTAAAGTTAAAGTTAAATTAGAAGATAAAGTAGCAGGTGCTTTTAGTTCTACATATTGAGTACCTGCACTCGTTGGTTCAGAAAAACGCAGTGATTTTTGATTGTTTAAAGTTATTCCATTTCCATCCATAAATAACTGTTCAGTTCCACTAGATGCAAAACCCATTTGGTTTGAAGCTTTTCTAAATAAACCTAAATCTGTATCTGTATCAAAAGATAACGCAGGAGTAGATGCATTATTGGAATCATCTATCAAAAGTGGGCCTGTCATAGTACCACCAGATCTAGGAAGTAATCCCAAATTATCTTCTGTTACTTTTCCTATAGGTCTAAACTGTGAAACACCATCATATATTCTTAAATTGTCATCCCCTGCTGCATTATCTCCATACAACATAAATTTTGCAGGAGCAGCAGGATCACTACTTCCACTATTGCAGGTCTTTATTGCATCAAAAATAAGGTTTATATCTTCTCGAACTAATGCTCCAGAACGGTTAGCTACATCATAATCATCAACTTGTGCCATTTAAGTTAAAATCCTTTATTCCATTCTACCCTCCTTTGCCAAAACCAACAGCACTGTAGGTAAATTTTCTAATTATACTAGCACCACTTGAATTTTTAAAATGTACTGTAAAACCAGTTCCAGATATACTACTATCAGCTAATTCATAAAAATCTCCTGTTGCCATGTCTTGAGGAGAAATATTAACAGAAGGTTTTGGAATACCTGTAATGCTAGAAGTACCAACAAAAAATGGTGCTGCAAAAGTAACTGTTTTTGCTCCAGCACTTCCAGTTCCATCTCCTGCTGAATCAGAAAAAATTACAGATGATTGTTCAGTTCTTGACGGTAAACTTGCTATATATCCTGCCTGTTCTACACTTACATTTTGGGAGGCAATATCAGTACTTAATTTTATTTTAAATTTAAAACCTCTACCTTTAAAACTTCCATTTGCAAATACGTTAAAAGGTATAGCGTTAGTTCCAGATGTAGGAAAATCAGAGTCCTGATATGTGCTGCCATTACTAGGATTAGCAGAGGTAGCTGCTACTAAGACTTGAGCATTATTGTTCTGAGCCTGTGGACCATCAAAATTACCATCTTGTGCATAATTATCTATACCTCCATCAGCAGGACCGCCAAACTCAGGACCATCATCAGGAATTAATTGTTCAAATGTGTTTACAAACTGAAAAGTGCAACTTGAGCTTGAAACTGTTTGAGAAATTCCAGATGTAAATGTAAATAAATTAGTTGAAACTCCAGTTATTTGATAAGTACCATCAACCCCTGCTCCAGAAGTGGCATCAAAAACTATAGAATCTCCCACTGCTCTACCATGAGAATTTTTAGTTACCGTTACTGTTGTACCAGATTGGGTGTAAAAAGCTGTCTGTATATCACCTCCTAAAAAGAAACCAACCGTCTTAAAATGACGTTTAAAATTAACAGAAAAAATACTTCCTACATCTAATATGTCGGCAAAGTCATACTCTCCCAATGGTTGTGAGGCAGGATCACTTAGTTTCAAAGCACCATTTAAAACAGTCGTATTAGTTGTATTACCACCAAAAGGTGAACTATCAGTATCTTCTCTATCTGTTTTGATTACAATAGAATCAACAATGTCAACAAGAGAAAGTTCTACGGTAGCAGGTGCTAAACTAAATCTTCCTCCATCATCTTGAAACTTCAATAGATACGTTCCAGGTAATGCAGGTGCTATAACCTCTGAAGTATTACCAGAAACAGCTTCGATTATATCTTGAGCATCTTGAAATGAAACACTACTTCCAGTTTGATTACTATGTCTGACGTAAACACGACCACCATGTAAAACATCAAGTGCAGTTGCCTGTGTAAATCTTAATCTAACAAACTGTTCAGTAATTGGCTCAACAGTTAAATTTGAGACATTTTCAGGTAAAGCAGTTTTACCTTTTGCTACGAATGTTACCTCTGTTGGACTTGGAGATATTTTTAAGTTAGCGTTATAAGCAAAAACTTGAATTGTATAAATACCTTTTTTAGTATCTAATAATTCAAAATCACTACTAAAAACAGTTTGAGATATATAATTGTTATTTTCAAACTTATAATTAACCTGATATTGAGTAACACCTTGAATAGGTTGCCAATTAACAATTAATTTACTTCTAGCAATACTGTTAATAGTAATTATTTTTTCTGTAACTGTGAGATTAGTTGGTGATGCAACAGGTTGATTGAATAGAGATATATTTCTTACAGCAACAGTAGAAGTAGGATCTTCTATAAAATCATATTTATCATTAACATAAGATAAAGCTGTAATTACATAATTTACATCATCCTGTTCTTCTACTTGAATAACTCTAAATAACTGAGTTTGTAAAGCTGCTGTACCAGTAGTGCTATTTATTATATAAGGTGTATTTGTAAGAGGTACTGATGAAAACGTGGCTTGTGTAACCACCTCACCTTGATCGTTTACTTTTGAAACAGCATCAGATGAATTTTTTAAAGTTAAAACTCCATTAGTTATATCTGCTACTTTCCCAACTTCTACCGTTCCATTAGATAAAATAACACTAATTGTTGGTGCATCATTTATAGCAGGGAAAGAGGTTTCTGTAACGGCATCAACAGTAACAGTGGTAGTTGTTGCTGAAATAACACGACCACCTCTTCTAACTACCGATCTCACTGGGTCATTTATCTCAATAACAGAACCAGGTCTAACAACAATTCCTGCATCTATCGAAGTTGTAAATGTAACTGTCTCACTTTCTCTTTCCTCTCCAAAAAGAATTGCACGGCCTAATCTGTGAGCTTGACCTTGCGAAGTACAGGCAAATGCTTTTACTGTTTTTATCGCACTACCAAATTTATTTCGCCTTGCTACATCTTCAGCACTATCAGAATCTCCTACCAGTTCAAAATCTACTTCTCTAGTATCCATATTGAAGTAACTGACTGATACAATGGCGTGACGTTGTTTTAAACTACTACCCTGATAATTAAATCCTTGCTCTCCAACATTTGCAAGATTAAAAAGATAACTCGCTTGTGTCTCTTTATCTTGAGATATATTTATACTTCCTGCTGACCATATTGGCATACATCTCATAACACCAGCTAATTCATTTATTGCTTCAAACGCTTCTTTAGGACTTTGAATATTTACATTACAGCTAAATCTTGCTTCTGTACCACTAGTACCAAAATTATCAGTAATTTCTTCATTAGCATGTTTACTAGCAGCAAAGAAACTAAATAAATCAAGATTTTCATAAATTTTTTCATCAGTAGATTGATCTGGAGATATATGTTCTCCCAATCCATATCTATGGTTAGTAAGTAAATCTAAAAGTATCATTGCAGGGCACGTTGTCCAAACAGCAGCACCCATTACTCCATTAAAAATATAACCAGTAGGATATTGTATTCTTCCAGTTGCTATATCAACAGTAGGAGTACCAGAACTTGATTTACCTGCTCCTGGTATTCTTACTTTTATCCCTCTTATACGGAATTTTCTTGTAGGAACTCTATTAAACTGTTGGCTATCTACACGAAGAGCAGTATAAGCACAGTTTGGATAAGTTTGAGCTACATCAACAACTTCTTGAATACTTGTAAACTGAAAAGCATTTTGAGTTTCTGTTGTTGCAGCATCTTTTGTATCTCGTAAAACTCTTATATCAACGGGAAAATCACCTGTTATATCAATTCTATGATCTTTTTGATAAGCATCTGCTGATCTACCTTCAACTTTAGTATCAATTACATCATTGTAACCACCACTATTATATTGAACTTGTATTCTATATTCAACAGTGCTTCCTACAATATCTCCATCAGTTTCA